ATATTTCGATTCAAAGTCAAAGTCTTTGAATTTTTTTCGCAATGGAAGATTTGATCCGACTGTCGGGCCCCTATCTTAAATCCCTGACAAAATCATAGAACTCTTGCCGAGTTAAATCTTCTCTATCGAGAAATGCACCAGACATGCGCGCTGTCTTCATAGTACTGTCGTGCTTAACATCCATAAGTAGAACAAGCAAGTTGCATAAATATCTATGTGAGTAAAGATAGTCAGCTAATCTGGGAAGCATACGATACTATAGAGAACGTTCCCTATGTTGTTCGGGATGCTGGATCAAAGGGCAAGGGGGTATTTGCGACTCGAGAGATTAAAAAAGGTGTAGAGTTTTTAACGACTCCATCTGCGACAACTATATCCGATGAAGATTGGAAAATATTGAAGCAAACCAGATTTCCTGAAGTTTATGGATTTAAGTGGGGCAATGGACATTCTGCATTTTTAGGTGATGAGCTTCCTAATTGGATGACACCGGAAGAGAAAAAATTGGTAGGGCAGACTGTTTTAAGAAATGGATTACATCCATGGAATTTTGTTAATGATGGGGGTAATGATGCTAATGCTTCTGAAAAATTTGAATCTAATGTGTCGATTATGACAGCATTAAGAGATATTCAACCGGATGAAGAGATTACTAAAGGCTATAATGAGAAAATAAATTACGCATCTAGTTGGGAAGAAATACCATAAATAACTATGTTGATAGCCAAATTGTCGATAAATTTGGCGACAAAACTCCTGAACAATTACAATCAATGCTAGGGTAATGGTAGAATTCGGTCCCAGTAACATAAACGGTAATGGCCTCATTGCTACGCGGTCTATACCTGCAGGTACCGAAATAGGTATTTCCCATCAAATTGATGAAAATCTTAAAGGTATAACTGTAGGTGGGTGGAAAATGAATCGCCCTATAGGCAACTACAATCACTCTTATACCCCTAATTGTTATCTTAAAGATTACAATGACTGCAAGACTTTAGTTGCAGAAAAGGATATTGCGATAGGTGAAGAACTTACTGCAGACTATACCTTAGCGCTCGAGTTCGAACAACCCATGTCGTGGTTTAAAGGTACACCTTCATTCAGACAATTCTTTAATGAACAAGAAGATGGTTGAAAGAGTCATCACTTAGCCTAAATAATTAAAGATCCGCGGGATAACCCACGGAGTGATACGGCACTCATGGGAAAATTTAATGAAAATCGTCGCTTAGCTTTCCTACCCTCAGGAAACCATCTTTACCTACATTTTTTAGTACTTATACATTGGATCATTGTAATTGGCAATCTCGGTGCAATGATCGCACTACCTATATTATGCTTAACTGGCGATGTTGCATGGTATATAGTTTTTCCCTTAATGACGTGGCTTTCTGTGTCGGCATGTACTAGAATTAATTGTCCTTTTACAAACTATGAAAACAAGGTTCGTAAGAGACTAGGTAAACCACCGGTTAGTGGATTTATTAAGCACTATTTTTATAGTCCTTATATCCTTAAGCCAATGAAAGCTAAAAGAAGGTCAAACAGAAAGTAATAAATTATGAGTGAAGAAAAAGAACTTAGAACACAAAAAGAAATCAATGTTGACATTGCTCTTAAAGAAGCTGAAGCTCGCAAAATGGAAGCTGATGCTAAAAATATTGAAGCGATGGTTCGGAAAAACGAATTAGAAGCTGATAAAGCTGCTATTGAACTCACATTCAAGCAGATGGACTTGGTTGTCAAAGAAGAGAAGCGCGCTAAAGAGAAAGCTGCCGACGAAGAAAACTTCGTGTACCGATTCGGTAACTCAGTAACTGACGGATCTGTCAACTCATGTGTAAAGAAGCTTACAGAGTGGAGTCGACTGAACCCTAAGTGTAACATGGAGATTATATTCTCATCTCCTGGTGGTGGTATCATTGAGGGCTTTGAGCTGTTTGATCATATACAGCACTTACGCAATCAAGGCCATCACATTACTACTGGTACACTAGGTATGGCTGCATCGATGGCTGGCATCCTACTACAAGCAGGTGACACACGCTGGATCGGTCAGCAAGCATGGCTTATGATCCATAGAGCAGCCTTTGGCGCATATGGTAAAACATTTGAAATTGAAGATGAGGTTAAGTTCGTTAAACGAATTGAAGAGCGTATCTTAGACATCTTTACTAGTAGATCTAATCTCACTCGCAATAAGATTAAACGTAACTGGGAGAGAAAAGACTGGTGGATCAGCGCAGAAGAGTCTGTCGAACTCAAACTAGTAGATGAAGTAAGAGCAATTTTACCAGAACATTCTGTAAATAAGAAGAAGAGGAGAAAGAAGAAATGAAATTGCCGTTAACCGCAATATTGGAAGTAGAGTTTGATGAAAAATCGCAAGGAGACAACAGTGAATGAGTGTTTGAGTGGCGACATTAACTGGAGAGATATCCAGGAGCAGCAAGGGTGGGATGACTTCCTAGCCTGGTGTCATGAGCAAGAAAACACTGCTCATGAATAATACTAGTAAATTAAAAGCTAGAGAGCAAGCTGAAGCATATCTACGGCAAATTCGATCTATCCCTCACGCTGAAGCTTTACTAGTTATGGAGAACTTGTTAGCTGAAATTCAAATGCTACGTGAGGTACATTATTCGGACCATGAGCAATGCTGTGGAAAATGTAGTTGCGATAAACCTCTAGATGATTAAATATCTAATGGTTAAATATCTCACGTGAGTAGCATTAGTGAAAATATTTGGCCAACACAGAAAGGACAAACACGTATTATGTGGCAATTTATAGTTAAATGGGGTTTATGGATAGTTGGAACGCTGTACATTTTTATTGAAAAGTTTAGAGATTATCCGAATGAAGAGAGGGATAACATTCTGGGTCTAAAGATTGACGAGGATTTGCAAACAATGTCACGCTTTGATCTCTGTTCATATATGGATAAAGGTATGCCACGTAAAGGTTTTTGGGATTTAAACAGTACAACTAAAATCCGGCTAGGAGCTCAAATGATGAGAAATCTAATTCTCAGTAAAAAGAAGTAACTATGTACAACTTAAAGCTTTTAATAATAAGTACTGTACTAATCGTTTGTGGAGGGTGTAGTACGCTATTACCTAGTAAGTCTACTAGCTCACAAGCACAATGGAAATCATATCAAGATATTGAAACCCTCGCTAACCATATACATGCAGGTCAAACACTGGATGATCTCAAAACTCTCGGCATCGATGTTAAAAATACTCCCAATATGGAATCACTTACTCATTTAGATATTGCCAAACGGTTTGGTCTAATTGGAAGACGAGATGAATCTCTTGTTATCCCCGCGGGTGTTAAAAAGTTAATGGATGCAGCTGAGAAAGGTAAGGGTTATGAATTAACCGTTGAATCGACCCAACATAACCGGCTTGGTAGCTTTTGGGCTGATTTTCTACAATTCAGAAAAAATGTGCACACTACAGGATGGACATTTTCTATGCTCTTAATTGTAGTAGACGATAAAGTAGAGTATGTTCTTTATAAAGGAAATCCTAACATTGATAAGTTAGAAAAGGAAAAGAACCCTCTCGGGCCCTTTCAAAAGATCAGCGGTTATATTATAGTTGACCTATTAGCCGATTAATTTAACTCTTCTGGGGAGCGTTTAATCTGACCATATAGAGGGTCTTGAGGATCCATTTCTCCATATGGATTACCTTCTTGTGGAAACTCATCAGCACCATAATCAGCTGGTGGTCTGTCACCTCGTTCAACGGCTTTATCTTCAGCATGGTCTACCATCTCATCAAAATGAGACTCTAAGTGGTCTTCAACAGCTGCTTTTAACTCATCGCGCTCATCTAAATACTCATCGTAATCTAAGCGCTTAGGTAGTTTACCAGCTTTTTGCATGTCATGTATAACCATTCCTGCTAAATCATCTAACAAGTCGGGATGTACATCTTTCAAACTGTTTACTTTTGCATGTAGAAGTTCTTGATCAAGCCAATCAGCACCGGCTTTGATTACATCGTCACTATACCATTCAATAACTTCTTCAGCACTCCAGTCAGGAGATTCACCGAAACTATTTTCATTAACAGCAGCTTTGCTACTATGATCTTCATTTTGCTCTGCAACACCACCGAATACCTTTTTGAGTGCACTCATTATCTTACTTGGTATACCATTTTTTTTCTTTTTTAGAATACCAACTTTGACTTTAGGTTTCTTGTCATCTAATAGATCGTCGTTCATCTTAATAGCAACCCCGTGAGCATGGTCACCTGGTACACCACATCCACAATCTTCTTTTACATTAGCTGATTCATAAGGTACATCGTCTTCAGGGTTAAGATCATCTACATCAACTGGCTCTTCTTCACCATTAATATGACTAAGGTCACTGATATGTACAGCAACTCGATCACCTTGTTCTAGTCCATCCTCCATGTCTTCAGACAATTCAATAATACCATGCGTCCCAGCTGGCGACATCTCAATTACTTCACCTTTACCGCCACCCACGCGTGGGTTAATTTCTACTAAATCTCCTTCTTCAAACGATTCTAACTCTTCTCCTTCATCATCAAGCTCTTGTGGCTCTACCCTGGCCAATGGCTCTAAATCTTCAGGTCCTTCGTATTGACCATGAGAAAGGTCGTCTTCTTCTCCAATTTTGTAAGCAGCGTTTACTGCAACTTGAGGTCGCTGCCCGCCTTGTTGCGCTGCTAGTTGAGCCTTGGCTCTTCTCATGGCTTCAGCCTCAATGTTTGCTTGAGCGTTTAGATTCAAATTCGGATTCATAGCTACCCGTTTGTTGACCTTCGCATTCCAGCGCTTGACAGCATTCCATACGCCCGTCTTACCTTCGAGGTCTTTTATAGGTTTGTCATAATCGATCACTTCCTTTTGGCCGCCAAACAATCCTCGGCGATGACCGAATTTTCTTTCTTCAGCCTCATTTACTACTGCTTCTTTGGTGTAAGCTTCCCAGATTAATTGTTCGTCATGTGGTTTCACGTAAGTATTTATTGTCAGATTATACCAAATTTGGTATAAATAATTAAAAGAGCCCGCCAAAAGGTGTTTCATGAAGGCTAAACTAACCTGTCGTAGGTTCTCTCTACGCACCATAGCCTTTTGGCGGGTATACTCTTATATATTATTAATCGATATGATTATCAACCTTTTTGTAGTACACTGCGGTCTGACCGCGACCAACCTTCTTAAGTTTACCACCGATAGTCAACTCACGAAGAATGTAACTGGTACGCTGAGCGTTCTCTTTTAGAACTTCTTGAGCTTGTGCTAGTTGTAAACTCTTAGATTTAGCAAACTCAGTCATTATCTTCTTCATCTCAGTATCTTTACGTTGTGATTTTGGTGCAACAGAGCTTGTAATCACATCTGCTGGTTTTGGCTGATACTGCCAGTCATACCCAGCTCCAGTCATCAGCAACGTTGTTTCTGATGTAGGTCCAAATCGGTTCTTAGTCACAATGCATGAGACATATCGGTCTGGCTGACCTTCTACCATGTCCCTATGTAAATGTACTACTGTGTCTACACTATGAGGAATGATTGTACCTCCTTTGTATTGACCAGACTTACTGATGTGTAGTACCATCCCAACAGTGCACTGATTCTTCTTAGATGCTTTGCAAAGCTCTTGGACAACATATTTCTCATGTTGCCGGGAACTCTTAATATTGCTAGTTACACTAGCAAACGAGTCGACTACTAAAAAATCATAATCTACTGTAACTTTGATGAGCTCATCAATGTTTGTCTCATTTGAGATAAGAACGTTTTTGACCCCAATCCGCTTGCAGTTACATGCCATCATTTCTACGCATTCCTCTCCGGATGCATATGCGACTTTGTATCCACGTTTCGCGAGAAGCTCGAGCACCTGTAGTAGGTATGTTGTCTTACCAGACCCGGGAGACCCTGTGACCGTAAATATTGAGCCCGGCAAAAAGCCGTTACCAAACGATCGATCAATACGACCGACTCCGGTCTTCATACGCTTGTAGTAAATGTCTGGGATCTGAATGTCCGAGACGCGAGTAAAACTATTGTTATTGAGATTTAAGTTCATATTTATTTTTCATTTTCACTATGTACATTATAGCTGATATTCGGAGGAACGTCAAGCTAAAACACTCGCTCAGCATCAGCCATATCTTTGATGTATATGTTGAAGCCACCTTTATCAAATTTTCGTGGCCGTTTCTTTTCAGAATTCTCAACTCTTTCTTGGCCTAGAATTCTAACTTGGTCAACAGACATCATATATATCTCTTTGATATCAGCACTGTCTCTTAGGACGAAATAGAATTTATCTGTTTCCTCAAGCTTGTTCAATTGCTTCCAATGAAATTGCCATGATGAGCCTCCTGACCGGATGTTAATAGTCTTATATTCTACAGGTGTACCAGTGTGAGTATATGCATCTGGTCCCTGTGTCTTATTGCTCCATCGATGTCCTAATAATGCAGCCGTTAAGAGCTCTATATGACCACCGTTATAGAAGATGTCCGTTATTCGTTCGTTTTGTATCTCACTTGCTAACTGTTGTACTTCATTTAGCAGTGACTGAAATTTTTGCAATTTGCGTGTTTTCATTTTCACTACATATATTGTAGTATGAATTCAGAGGAACTTCAAGCACAAAAAAAGCAAGACGTTCAGTCAGCTACATTGAACTTCGGGTAAAACCAGCTGGCCGCGTTTTTTGCGGTTTTTTGATCAAAGGATCTTACCTATACTTGCTAAAATCGTGAGTCATGAGCGAGCACTGAGCTCGTGATAATAAGTGTGGAGCTGGCACGCTGCACGACTCACAAAATTAATGGAAAGACTGGACTGCTTTATTACCAGCAACTACTTTCGGGGCATGATAAAGTTCATTTTCCCTACATACTTCGTACCTTACTTACACTCATAGCCTTGTGTTACCACTTTGCTATATCGGCTCCTAGAGATTGATGGTCTCCTGCCTCTTCGCTTTCAGTGCGCTATGACTCTTGCAAATCATTATTACGCAACTTCCCGTATTGTCACCGTCGTGACAAATTATGTTAAAGAACTATCTAAATTATAGTGCCTCTTTCGAGGCACGTCAACTGTTTATTCGTCAGCCCATTCAGCACCGACTTTAACAAGTGGGAGGGTTACTCCAGCACCTGCTTTATCTGCTTTGGCATTAAACCAAGGTGGGTTTGCGGTTTTACCGACAGTCGCGGTACATTTGCAACCAATACTCAAAAGAGCTAATGTTGCGATCGATATTAACAATATGTTTTTAATCATACAGAGATATTTTAATATACATTTAAAGGGAGTGCAACTACTAAGTTGTACCAACTGTTGGGGCATTCGATGCAACGCGTTGCTGAAATGCCTCAGCTTCCAGCTTCATTTCCAGCTCTTGCTGCTTCAAAGCTTGCTCTTTAACTAGAGTTGCTTTGCTAAGCAAAAATGCTCTGTCGCTGTCTGAAAGCTCTGTAGTTTCCTTCCACGGTACACCCAAAACGGTCATTAATTCCCAATTTTCTTCTTGTGTTGTCATAGATTTACTTAATGTCTTCATTTTTTATCCTGTTCGTTTCCAATTGCACCGCCGAGAATTGCACCCGCAGCTGCTCCAATACCAGCACCTTCGCCAGCTCTACCAGATTGATTGCCGATGATGCCGCCAACTACTCCACCAAGAACAGCACCTTGTATAGCACCCTTTTGTGTATTGTTAGATGGTCCAAAGCATCCTGTAAATATAAAGCTTAATACGCCAATATAGATAATTTGTTTCATTTGTAATATTGTATTGTCTTACCTGTGGAAGTGCAACTATTTTTCTTTACCTTTTTACATTTCCAATTTATCTGATCGTAGTTACTTCTAAACTGCTTACTCAGACAACTCCGCGGTTTATCTCCTTTTCCAGCCATTATATAATATCAAATAATTTTAACAGAATTATTATCTGTAATAAAAGAGTACATCCACCTAGGCATGTTCTCATGAGTTCCATCAGATGATTATACCTATCGAGTTTAAACTCTGCTTTCTTTACCCAACCAGGCTCATCTTCATATTTTTTATTATTCACCATCGATCCACCAACCACAATAAAGTTAATAATCCTAATATTATACCAATCTCTAACGTATATTCACCTGCAAACCATAGCCATACAGATAGTCCAATCATAGCTATGCCAATAAATAAATCTTTCCAATGTTTTTTATGCATGTTGCAAGTTATTATTGAATCGCTTACAAACTTCTTTAAATCGCTTCTCTGCATGTTCTAGAGTTTTGTATGTCCATCCTTGAATTCCCCATAAGCTTGCTCCAGGATAAGTTTCGGCTGGCTCTAATCTAGATCCACCAAGATAATAACCATTATGGCTACTAATCTTAACTACTTCATATCGCACATCTCTCCAATCAGGATGAGACTGTTCGAAGATAGCGACGTCGCCCGTCCGTTTGATTTGCTTAAAGTTCATTCCGTATTTTTTGAAGCTCTTTTCGATTTTCTTCATACGTTAGTATAAAGGAAAAATGGAGGAAATGCAAGCTTTTATCCAATTACTACTGCTTTTATGTATTTGGAACCGAAAGTAGTCGCGCTCCCCTCACCATCTGAATTCCAATCTCTATAACCACCAGCGCCCAATTGCACAACTACGGTATTAGAAGTTAAAGATGTAACTACGCCACCTACTTCATCCGACCCACCGTCCTGATTATCACCCTCATCAATTCTCTGGGCATTTGTGTCGGAAGCGGAACTGTTAACATATACCTGCACAATAACGTCGGTTGTTCCTAGATTATGAGTAATTGTATGAGTTGATCCGTTCGCTACAGTAACACTACCGTGAGAAGTAGCCCAATCTGCAACGTATTTATTCACAGTTGCTGCAGTTGTTTGCTCAGTACCGTCCGGGAATTTATAACTATCAGCGCTAACCGAACCGACAACAGTTAAGCTTTGTGCTGGTGTATTATGACCAATGCCAACTTTAGTAGATGAATTGATGAATACAATTCCACCGCTTACCTCTAAGAAAGTGGTTTCCTGATTACCTGCTCTTTTACCGCGCCAATAATCACCCTTTAGATACACCATCCCAGCCCCGGTATCTGTATCCGAAGGTGTAGAAGTTACATCTGTAAATATAATTTTACTCATTCAACGTATTCCCATGCACCTCTAAACGTACGATCAGTAGGTAGCTCTGACTTATCTATTACCTGATGAGGTTTACCAGCTGGAACATCCTTTTCAATAATCTCTTCTAGCGTCAACCCACAGTTAGCTACAGGGATCAGAACACTTACCCCACCGTCATCATTAGGATATATTACTCTTTTATCTTCCATTATCTTACCTCCGGTTTATCACCTAGACAACCAGGCCATTGAGTTTGTAACTCACCTGGTTCGTCAACATGGCTAATGTCTATTAAAGTTACATCTCTCAGCTCTTGCTTCTTAGCTGCAACTTCTGCTTGCTTATCTTGGTCACCCGACTCAACAGCCCGCATAAATTCTACATCAAGACCCTCAAGTAAAGGTATACGAGCTGCTCGCCATTGGTCCTGCCAAATCTTTCGCGCTTTGTCCATGTTTACTTGTATACTCATAAAATTATTTAATTTAAGTCCCAAATTTAATCTGAGAAGAACACTACTTGTACTCTGTTGTCATTTTCCCATAAACATCGCATTAACTAGAATAAAATCATAGTAGCCCAATCTAGGTAAGTAAGTGCCGATCTCGCAGCTTGTCTCGGTTTGGCCTGTACTATAGTTAGTACTGGCTGATGTCAAAACTTTTGCTACTGGTGCGTAACTCGCATGATCATATCCACATCCAAATGTAGTAGCATAAGTCGAAGTAGACATTGCTGTTGCAAATACTACTCTATACGCACCAGTTCCGATATCTACTAGACTAGAAACATTATAACTATCATTAATTGATACTGTACCAGTACCGTTAAAGGTTATCCATGCTTTAGCAATAGGAACCGCACTAAGAGTAATGTTGTTGTTACCATGAATTACAAGTGGTGTGGCTGTAATACCTCTAGCATATTCATTCGATACACCAAAATGTAATTGTGAACCGTCTGCATCAGCATATGACCCAATACGGCTTACAGGGCCCGAGGCTGGATTAGTTTTATCATACCCAAAGTCAATAGTTGTATAATACCCGACCTGATACGTTGAGTCTATATATATTGCACCTTTTTCAGGTGTATCACTTCGTGCACCACTTGGTGCAAATGTCGCCAATTGGTTAGGAGCAGTAATATGCAGAGGTGATAATGGTGTTGCTGTCCCGATACCGACCTTATCTGAAGTATTAATTGTAACTATTTGACTACCATTACTATCCCAACCAGCAGACTTATTGGGATCATCAGGTGCATCTAATACTAAATCACCAGTTGATAGAATTTCCATTGTTGATCCCGATTCAAGCTCGATACCACCATATACCTGATACTGGGTGCGACCACTTACAGTTTCAGTCTCAGTGCCTAAGAGTCGATTTTTTGCTGCAAATCCACTACCACCACCACTACCACTACCACTACCACCAGTTTGCGCTCCCCACTGCAAAAGACCTGTACCAGAATTATATATAAGAACCTGAGTATTACTAGCACCGGTTGTATCTATACGCGTTAATGGTATTTTTTGTGTTGCCATGGTTTAATATAAGCGTTTCGGGTATTTTTCTTTTACTGCTTGTCTACGAGCCTGAAGCTCATCTAAATCACCGTCAAGTAATGCATGAACACACTCTTCAATTGAAGGGTATTCCTTTTTACGATATTGACGATATTGGAGCTGTTCTTTAAGAAGTTTAAGCCTTTCAACTTCATCAATAACTTCTTGCTCGGTAGGTTTTTCATGTACATCATCTCGCCATTCTAACCCACTGTATACATTGTCGCTGACCGCCCACGCTGCACCAGGTCGTAACGATTCTAGCGCCATCGATATAGTAATCGAATCGCCGCGTTCAATACGTTGTTGTATTTCATCCATATTACGCTCCTATCTCCATTGCTATCCCTACTATAGTATGATACTCCATACCTACCTGTACAGTACCTGTTGCAGCTGAAAAATATAATTTATACGATACTTCCGAAGTAGTGTTAGGTGAATGTAAATACTGACATGCTAAATTTGTACCTTGTCCGTATGCGGAATGATCAGACCAACCAGCAGAAAGAATTGCAGCTGAGGTTCCGGGAACCTCACTATAAAGCCATTGGCTAAATTGCGCGGAAGCTCCTCTCGCCTTGCCCATAAAAGAGACTAACACTTTACTAGTTGCTAGTGTCGGTGTAATGCTAACTACATATCGAGATGCAATACGGTTAGATGTTCCGGTCATAGATATGTCTTGACTACCGTATTCAGATTGAACTACTTGTACTAGTTTACCGGTCCCAGTAAAGTTTGAAAGTGTATGAGCAGTAGCACCAGCACCACTAAGAGTACCAGCAGACGTTAATATCATCTGAGTAGTATTATTCGTCTGAAATACTAAATCACCTTCATTATCTTGTGTTACAATATTATTAACGTTTAAAGTACTCATATAATTGTCCAATATGACCCACTACCAATAGTTATAGTGGCACCACTATCAATAGTTAGCGGCCCTGCACTAAATGCATTGATATTTGTAGGTATAGTAGTGGTTTCTGAAATTGTTTGTGCATTATATCTAATAATGCCCTGTGTATCTACTGCAGGGTTACCAACTAACTTCTCAGAAGAGTTACCTCTCTTCATGTACATACCCTCGTAACCTGATCCATCTGATTTAGAGAATACCTGAGTGGAGCCATTACTGACATCACCCATAGTGTTTTCTAGATCGTCTACTACTATTCTACTCATGATGCTTGTATTTCCATTAGTGTTAGCGATGGCCCAGATGCATCTCCCGGTGGACCCAGTGTTGTTTCTCCAAAGGTGAATGCGTTTATCTTTCCAGCAGCTACATCAGATGCCTGGCAATAGGCCTGAAATGAATACCTATATGTACCTGCACCGCTAGGTGCATCTACAACGCTGTGGACACATTCCACGTTCATTTCATTATCAACAAAGGAACTGTACCTTTGGGATTTTACTTGCCAGTCGGCTGGTAAAGTGGCAGTACTCAGGGCGCAAACTACGCGATTATGACACCATATTAGAGTTCCAGCTGAATAGGAAGCGCCTGCTATAAAATTTAAATCAGAATTTAACTGAATAAGTACAGTGCTGTTTTCTCTAATGGTGAAATCAGTTGAAAGAATAGTTGTATATGATTGGTTTCCTTTAGGTAAAGTAATCGCTGATAATGATCCATTAAGAGCAGCTCCTACATGTTTAACTTGTATTATACCACCAGCGGCTGGTATCACTTTCTCTGCACTACCATATGTCTGAGTATACAGATTACCATCAGTCTTAGAATACACTTGAGAACTACCACTAGTGACAGAAATCGGTGAGCTTCCCTGATTGTTAAATATTAAACTACTCATTTTCTTATGTTATATAGGTATTTATCCCTCATTACTAGAAATAAAGGTTCCCGGTGGTATACTATACTCACCTCCGACGGTTGCGAATGTATCTGATAAGCCAGGCATAGCTCCAAGATAATCACGTATCTCATCAGTTATCTTAACCGAGCTTTCTATACCTTCTGACCACGATACAATATCAGCAACTATACCGCCAGCAATTATAGCAGCATATTCACTTCCTCGTGGATATAATACCTCTGGATCATAGAGATCTGGCTTTGGATATTTCTCTTTAACTGCCTGTCTTCGTGCATTAATCTCATCCATTCCACCATCGAGTTGTGCATGGTGAATCTCTCCCCATGTAGGATACTCCTTTCTGCGTGAATGCAAAATTTCAGCAAGATTTGATTGATCGTATGCTAGGCGTGCAACTGAGGCTAGCTCTCGATCCGTAGGTTGAGGTTCACTACGATGCCACTCTACAATGCCAGTATTCGATATAACACAATCTTTAGAATCGTGACCGCTTCCGATTCGAATGTCTGGAAACAAAAGTTGTAATTTTAAATTTAAATGTTTCATCTTAATCTGCGCTTACTAAATGACCTGAAAAGACCGCGGTAACTGCCCTGGCATTAACTCCTCCGTTATATACCGATGCATATGCTAAACTTCCCGCGCTGAGCCATACTGTACCACTAGCGTTTAGGCGGTGATCTGAATGGCCACCATTATTATTCATACCTACAGCTATTGCGAGATAATGCTCAATTTCAGTAATAGAAGAAACATATATGAGATATGTAGCATGGCTCTTATCAAGCTCTACATCATCATGAAACGTATGTGAACTGAAATGATACCACCCATTAACAGGTGCTTTAAATCTTTGATATTCTGTTTGCCAGTGATCAGCAAGCCCGGCAGCGGCGCCAGGTCCACCATAAGCTCCATCACCTTCACCATACGGTCCGTTGGAATGTACGGTGCTTAAGTTTTCCATTTTAGTTGTACTACCTCCAGCCATTGCAAAGCTACCATAACTTTCTACATGAAAGCCGTGGTGAGCTCCCTTATAGTAGCTAGTAGGTGATGCACTCACAGTACCTGCAACAGTTAAGGTAGTAGCTGGCGCAGTCGTCCCGATGCCGACTCTACCACCACTAAGAACTATCATTTCCATTTCCTGGTTACTAGCATCTTTAGCATATAATTTACCAGTGTCAGACTTAGTATACACCATTGTCGACCCAGCCGGTTGTGATGTCGGTGTATTATCTAATTGGTTAAATATAATTTTACTCATTTATGGTATTTAACTTTCTAATTCTGTTATTCTATCTTCTAGGTTTTTTAATGTCTCCACTTCTGCGGTAAGCTCTTGTACAGCTTTAACTAGCATAGGTACAAGAACAGAATAAGAGTTGTATATACCAAGTCAGTACCGACTACTGTATATGCTGGATCTTTTCCTGAAAGTGAACTTAATATTACTAAACTATATGACATTTTCTAAATTATTTATGCTAATAGTGGTAAAATGCCCTACCAACATACGATGATTACGCCAGAGCTCTAATTAACCGGTTCAAGCATATAAACTACATCAAAGATTGTCTTATCACCCCAAGTATGTGCCTTATTACCAGGATAGGCATACCAATGATATGTACTCAATGTCCATGCTTTGTGGGTGAGTACTATATACGTTGCATCAGGGTTATTACCTTTCCATAGCGTACTAGGAGATACTTTGGTCAGTTTAACACCATACTTCTGACATGCAGTTTTAATTTCATTAGGCCAGGTAATCTCTGCAGCATCTCGATCGAGTATAATTAAGAGCTTTCTCTTATTACAGATGAACGGTGGAGCATTTCTTTGAATGTCTTGGCTAATCTCTCTTCTTGTCAGTGGCTTCTTAAACTTAATACCATTTACCTGACAATATCTTGTTAGAGCTTCTTGTACAGCTTCAGGTCCACAGCTATAATAATGAGCAGTATAAAATCCTAACTTATCTTTTTTTGGGGGGTGAAGAATTCCACAGCCGGATCCTATTACAAAAGAAATAATTAATAGAGGTATAAGAAGATACTTCTGTAGCTTAATTATCACATAGAATATTTATTAAATACTATTACAGTGAAAGACGAATTTGACCGTATAGCTGGTTTGATCGGATCAAATCTACGTGAGTATGGGTTTGAGTTACAAGCTTATTCCTGGAGTGAATTGGTTTGGTCATATCAACGCCCGAGTAAACACTTTGCTGTTACTATACAGAGAAAAGGCGCGCGTAACGACCCTACTCACATGACCCCAGCACGAGGCAATTGGGATGATTATGAACAATTAGCAGTCATTGCATATGCTGATAAAAAACGTTTAATGAATTGGAATATCGAAAGATCTGAACTGGAGCCAAATGATCCTCATTTTAGCGAAAGACAGGTGAGATATGTTATAGATGAGATAACAAAACTATTTAAGAAGTATATGTCTGCAGATGAGCGGTCGCACGCTGAATCAACATTGCCACCATTTAACTTATTCTACCGTGACACTCTTGGCTAAATGACGTGGTCGGTCAACATTATATTTGTGTTGTTGTGCCATATACATACTAAAGAACTGCAATGGGATTACAGCTAGTATTGGTTGAAGATAGTCAGGTGCTTTAGGTAGATATATAATATCATCATATGTATCTTCCGGAAAATCTAACCCCTCTTGAGTTATAGCAATTATATGACTATCACGAGCCATAATCTCCTTCATAGTAGATACATTCTTCTCGAACAACTCTTTCTGAGATGCGATATATATGCAAGTAGCATGATACCCGATCGCTGCTAATGGTCCGTGCTTGAGTTCACCCGCAGGGTATCCGTGACACTCTACATAAGCTAACTCTTTCAGCTTTAATGCACCCTCAATAGCTATAGGATACATTAGTTGTCGACCTAAGAATGCACAACTCCGCATCATTGACCATTTAGCAGATAGAGTTTTACACTGAGTACATATATCTAATGTCTTTTCAACTAAAGCGGGGAGCTTTCTAAGCTGAGAGATATATCTCTTTGCTTGTACTTTGCTTAAGTTGTGCTTTCTACCAATATAGATAGACAACATAATCAGGATTGTTAGCTGTGATGTAAATGCTTTAGTTGATGCAACAGATATCTCAGGACCAGCATGCTGATATATACCCATATTAGTTAACCGCGCAATAGAGCTAGCAACAACATTAGTAATAGATATAATCATATGGCCTTGAGCTTGAGCCTCTTCAATAGCTGTTAATGTATCTAACGTTTCACCTGACTGGCTGATAGCTACGATTAATGTACCATCTTCTGTTGGGGTGTTCTTATATTTGTATTCTGACGAATACTCTACACTAGCAGGTATCCCAACAATAGACTCTACTAGATACTTTCCTACCAACCCTGCATGATAAGCTGTACCGCATCCTAAGAACAAAACTCGTCTAACTTTCTTTCTCAGCTTAATACCACCAAACAAAATGTTAGTAAAGTCTTTGCTAAACCTACCACGCATAGCATTTCTAATAGCTACAGGCTGTTCTCGTATCTCTTTCTCTAGATATGTCGCATACCCTTCTTTGTTATTTGCAGTATATTTATGATCAACGCTAGATATTTTGGGCCTCTCTACAACTTTATCCGATTTATATATGCGAAGATCTTCCGCTGTAACTATTGCTACTTGATCATCCTCGAGGTATATTACGCGAGAAATCTCTGGAGGTAGAGCATATGTATCACTAGCAATGTATGTCTCTGTCTCATCTTTGTCTATACCTACTACTAGCGGAGAACCTCTACGCGCAGCTACGATTGTCTTAGGATCATCACGATGCATAACAGCAATGCCATACGTACCTTCAACCTTCTCTAGTGCTCTTGCGACTGCTTTGCCTAGATCTAAACTATATTCATCAGCAATTAGATTTGCAATAACTTCGGAGTCTGTGTCTGATTTCAGGTTGTAATCAAATTGATGAGCATTCTCAACTACACCATTGTGCACTACTACAATCTTACCATCATTACTAATATGAGGATGTGCATTTTTAACATTTACTATTCCATGGGTGGCCCATCTAGTATGACCGATACCAATAGTAGCTTTTGATTTAGATTTGCCTTTGAGATTGTCAGGCGCGCCAACCTTCTTTATTGTCTTGAATTTGTTTCCATCTATGACAGATATACCACATGAATCATAACCTCTATATTCAAGCTTCTTTAAGCCGTCATAAACTTCGTTATACGCCGATTTATTACCTATATACCCGAATATACCACACATTACAATTATTATATTGCAGTTTAATAATTATGCAAGCAAGTCGGGTAAAAAATCGACTGGTACTTTTCTGAAAATTTTATTATATAGCGTATTGTTGCTCATTATTTGATTCCAGTTAAACCCTTCACTTTCAGCCCATTGCCAGTCAGAAATATTTACCAAACATGCAACGGCTGTTGGTATTCCAGAATCATTTATCATAGTACCTAAAAGTGCACATTTTCCACTATCCTCATTTGATATAATGAGGCATAATTTTTCTGATTTAGTATTGTTTATAGACGGTATATACCCCAAATCAAAAGCTTTTGACATTACGTTAGCTAATGCGCCCTTTAGACACGGGGAGTCCGCTAGTCTACTTTTCATGTAAATATTTAATAGATATTGTAAATGATGAGTAATATCAAAAAACATAAGAAGAAGGTACATAAACGTTAAGTCTAAATAATAAATATATATACGATGACACTTGAAGAGAAAATTCTCAAAACTAGCAGTATTAGACAGAAAAACCTTCTTAGGCCAGCTAAGATTGCAGCTGCGAAGCCAGACACTGGCGTAACGATCAATAAACGCGGCGCGTTTTTTCTTATTCAAGACTGCGCCGACGTTACCGTAAGATACGCAGCGCATTTAGCTTATAGCTCGTTTAGTAGCCCATTAACTGAACTCAAAAACAAATTCACACAATCTGAAATTATTGATTTTGTAGGGAGATCTAAAGAAGAGCCACAAACTAGACAGTTACTTCATATCATTTTAACAGACATTGGCTGTGCGCAATATAAAGTAGCAACAGATATACCCGTCGCTCCAATAGAAGGAACTACTATACCAACAATTGACCATGATTACACTATTAAAGATGGCGAAGATGTATATGGCGATTATGACTTCGACACTGATTCCGACACTAGTAGTGATCCTGTTACTGTAGAAGCAAAAGAAGAAGTTAATGTTGATGACGTTACTGCAGTAATCAACAAACTTATTGAAGTATTCAACGCTAAGTAACTGTTATATAAGGGTGGCCATCTTCTAGTCGGTTAGTACTATCACAAATCTCAATAGTATTAGTAGGGTAAAACTCATCATCGATATCTACCATAACAGGCATATCTAATTGATCCTCTTCAAAATCTTGCATATGTCTTAGTAAGTCTCTATATGTCATAGAGGTACTTATATACAACCACAAAAAAAGCTCCCAAATTTGGGAGCCAGTGTAAAGAGCTCTCTCTAGTTATTAGCTTTTGACTTACCATTACAACGGAGAATAGCTTGTACCGTCTCATCGCTAATCGGTGTACTTACCTCAGCGTTTAGTTCCTGACGAATTTGTTCAACGGGTTGACCTGCGCGAAGCCGCTTTACAGCTTGCTTAGATGCGTAATATTGTACAAACTCCTGTACAGGAATTCCTTTTTTCTCAGCCTTAGACTTGAGATAATTCTCATTAGTAGGCCTGGTTGATCCTGTGATAACACAGGTGAGTTTCGGTGATGCTGATTTGCGTACTTTGGTGGTATTTTCTACTACAGTTTCCATATTAATTTAATTATTTTATATTATGTTATTAGGTGTTCTATTTCCTAATTGTCTATATTCATTATAGGACCGATCCGGGGGAACATCCAGCTAAAAAGTGATTTGTCCATAAAAAAACTCCGGATCCATGGATCCGGAGGTGGCTTACAAGTGCACGCCAGATTATGTAACTTGAAGTTTTCCAGATGCGGCCGCTTTCTTCAACTCGGAAGTTAGGGTGCGCTTATTAACTCGGCGAATATTACGCGAATACTGGTTAACCTTATCAAGAGCTCTGACCTTTTCTACGGTGTAAGTACCGTTAGATTCACGGGTCATCTCAACATACATTGTCTTAGGACGTGCATTTTCTGTATATAATGTACTCATAACTACCAATGATTATACACACACACTTAGAGAAAGCTACTGCTTTTTTTATTTTTTATCCGGCCGGCTCTTTTTTTCATCACTATCGTCATCATCGCGAGATGACCAATCGATTTCTATATCGTCCGTATGGGTATTATTACCAATATCTTCAAATACAACTTCAGTAGTTGTCATAATCATTTCAGCACCATCGACTGTTGTAATATTGTAAAACGCGTTTGATTTATGTTCCGTTTTACCTTTTTGAACAGCAACTAAAATATATTCTATATTTTCCTCAGCGAGCTTTTCAACCAAATCGATAATGAAGTCGTTACTAGCCATATAATATATTTATTCGTCGTCTTTTATGAGGTAATCAAAATACTCTTTCATCGAAACTTTTTTGAATATCTCATTATCAAATCCTGATAACATACCGGGTAGATCGAACCCTTCTGTTTTTGCATAGCTATAAAGCTTTGAATTGAATATGAGAAACACTATTGGTTCGTCAGGATATTCAACAACGTCAGTACTAATAATACCATACCGACCATTGTCCGATCGACTAACCATACACGACATTCTCATTTTATCTTCTTCATCAAACGTACGCTCTACTATTAGTTCTACGTTGTACTTATTTGATAAAGATAGCAATGCATCAAGTACAGTCTCAATTCGCTTATCATAACCTTCAATCATTATTAAATGTGTATACCAAACAACTCCAAACTAATATTGTAATTGACAAGAACATATATAATAAGAAAACAGATACACCTAATCCTACTTCAAAAGCTTTTAACATTCTAAAAATATGTGTTTATTATTGTTGTTATATTGTGAGCTTTTTGATGTACCTTATAGATTGTTGAATACAGTTCCTTGTCGTTTTTATATTTGTCTTGTTTCAAAAGCTTAAAGGTATCTTCTTTAATACATTGTATCTCAGTTTTTGCAAATATCAAGCAATCTTTTACCTGATTACTGCGTTCAGACTTCATACAATTATTTATTATATATCCGTATTATACAAGTCGCTGAATTTGGCATGATGCTTTTGTTGAAGGTTATTTTCATACATGGATCGCTGTTCTAATTCATCCATCTTATTCAATCTTTGCTCCATCAGTTCATATGTGTCTAAATGTGGATTATTTTCGTAGTATGTCTCCTGATCGAGAACATTTTGTATCTCTTCTACAAGCCACGCGGAGGTTTCAATGAGTATAAGTGATTCACGCTTAAATCTTTCAAGCCTTTCTATATCCATATAAGAAATTTATGGTTGTAAATGTCAAAGATCCATTAAATAATTACACTAAATGCGCGATAGAGACTCTCAACTTATATTTGAACGATATTGTCACGGTATAATTTCTGAAGAAATTGCCGACCCTGTAGCTTGGGATAGAGGAGGTATAATAAAATTAAATATTACTGGGCATGACCTTGAATTTAAAATAACCGGCAAAAACAGCGACAAAAATAACAACTGGTACTTTAATATAGTACCTATGAAGGACTACAGTTCACTTGGCCCGATAGCAAACATTGGAACCAGTCCTGGTGACGGGGAGAATGCCGCTGCGAAGGAAATATTATACAATACAAAAACACCCATTAACGTATATAAACAAGTTCTTACAGGTCAAGAATTCCCTAAGAATGCACCAACTGCAACTGTAAAAGTGGTAGATTATAACTCAGGAATAGCTACTGGTGGTGGTACTGGTGGTGGTACTGGTGGTGGTACTGGTGGTGGTACTGGTGGTGGTACTGGTGGTGGTACTGGTGGTAGTGCTGGGGGTGCAGTTACTAGTGGATCTCGCGGAAGAGGTAGACATCAAGGACTATGGCACGACGATCCAAAGTATAAATATGGCTTAGGTGCACAACTTGCAAAAAGAGGAATGTTTGCAAAAAGTGACTGGGGGAATCGATTAGGTACTGGTGTGATCGCGAACAAGGCTGAACAAATGTTCCAAAACTTGTTAGCTCCTCGAAATAATGAAAAACGTACAGGAGTATCAAGATACGCGACCACGCCACAGGACCGCGCGGCTGCCGCCCGTCGACCAGAACCGGGTAGTAAAATGCGTCATGGGTGGGAAGGGCCTGAAAGAGAAACTCGCAGAGGTAGAACTAGGTATGCTACATCTGCAGATGTGCGACGTGGGGCTTAATAATCACTCATTGAACTAGAACCTAGCCCGTAACCACCAAGTTCTCTCTCCCAATAATCGTCCGCTGCATAGCGAGAATCTTCAACTTCTCCCCCTACATCAACAACTTTGTCTTCTGTATCTTCTTCCTCCTCTGGAATAAAGATACCATCACTTTGAAGCAGTTCGTTAGCTAGTGTTTTAGCTTCATCAAGAGACATCTCAGCTCTTAAGACATTAATAATATCTCTACCGGTTGCAGAAAATCCACCACCAAATTTTTGTAACAGTAAATCATGAGCTTTGTAGGCATCAGAATCAGGAGTAACTCCTGACTCGCGATTAATTTCGTATGTATGTCTGTATTGAAGGTCAACCGCGCGCTCAACACTTTTCTCAACTTCTTTCTCAACTTCTTTTTCGTCAACATCATTGATGGTTACTTGTTGAGTTGCACCATCTATAGAAATTATTTTTAACCGCTTTAGGGCATTCGTAACAACACGAGATACATATCCAGCATTAGCTTTACCAATACCAGCTGAATCTCTAATTGACTGAATAATATCTACTCTAAACTCTTTGAATGTACCGTCATAATGACTATTTTCATGACTAGATAAAAAAGCTTTAACAGCGTCAACTACGTCATTTATAAGCTCCGGAGTAGGTACTTGATATTTCTTAAGTCTATCAATTTCATCACTATCAAATTGAGCAGCTACATCATCTGTATCCCAAGCTTCACCAGGGTCTACAGGAGCTTCATATATTTTTCTATAAGCTTCGAACAATAAATTGCGGTCGAGATCTTTCACGTAATTATTTATGTTTCAAGAATAAATATTAATATATGTCTAGTAAATTTGACAATCTAATTAACGATACTTTTGCCGAATTAGTGCAAGAAGTAACTGCCGCGCCAGCTCCAGAAGAAGTTGCTAATAATCCAGATTTGCTACTCCAACAACAAGCTGTCGCACTAAAAGCATCTGGCAGACCGCTTAATCCTAAAGAAAAAGAAGTTGTAAGAAAGGCAGAAGAGCTGGAAAAATCATCTCCACAAAAATCCGCTCAGATCCTTAAGGATGTAGAGGAAAAAGAGGAAGCCGAGCAAGATATAGAAGCAGCAACTCCCTAAGGGACCGAAAGAATACGACCTAATACACTATGTTACTCGCTCTATCTCGAGAGTAGCTTGAACATACCCATTACTACGAGCAGATAACATAACATTCTTTATATCAGGACCTTGTTCAACTCTAGTAGTTATTTCCACTTTATTTGAAGTGTTATTATCTTTGATGTTAATAACTGGCTCTTCACCACCTTCTACAGGATATAGGGCAACAGCTCCTTTTTCGGTAAATTTTTCTGGCTCACTTATACCGGATCCTTGTTTATTAGCTATAACTTTAAAGAATGTCGGATTAACACCTGCCAAGCTCATGCCAAATCCTATTGCTCCGATAATAACATCATCCAACTTGCCTTTATCAGCGCGATTGAACAAAAAATCAACAAGCTTAAGAGATGCAAACTTTTTGCGTAGTCTGTCAGAGTCTTCTTCTAATGTTAATGTATCGCTAGGTACATCATACATCATACGAACATCTGTAGCCTTTATATTAATTTGATTAGAAATATTATTCCTCAATCTTGCGACTTCAGCTGCTAGCTGTACTTCGTCTAATTCTTGATCAGATATGCTCAAGTTATATGGTTTATCTTTTGTACCTTCATTAATGAACTTTTTCAAAAAATCTTTTGCTTTACCGCCTTGAGCGTTTTGAAACTTTAAAGAAATAGATACTAATGCTCGGTCAATGTCACCCCAATTAGATATAAACAAATCATTCAACAAATTTAGATTTGACTCCTCTCCTGGATTCATTTGAATCTCGTTCAACGTATCTTGGATCTTTGATTGCATCTTTGGATTAATAAGATAGATATCGCCAGGATTCCATTTGTCAGATGGAAACTTAGTTATTAACCTGCCAGCTTTTCTAACATCATGAAAGATACTACCTCGAGTTGGTATCCAATTCCTGTATGGAGATTCTATGAGAGTCACCGCTTGTGACAAAGGTTGATTAAGTTCATGCCTGAATTTAGCTATATTACCATTACCTTCAATATCTCCTAGAAATTTACTTATCTGTTCAAGCGCTGATTCAGTTTCACCTTCGAATTGCTCATTCACAGCCTCTCTTAACTTGAGACGTACAGCTTCAAAATTTTCTTTCGTTACCGGATCGGTATGTTTCAGTGCAAAAAATAGTGACACTAAACCTTCTTTTACCTCCGTACTCGACTGGCCTGCTTTTTCCTCTTTAAACTGTCCTGTTTTTAGTAAGTGACCTACCGATACTTTTATTGTGTTACCACCATCTGACACATCAATAGTCGGCCATGTACTAGATTTAGGAGCAACACCGTCAGGCATATTATTGATAAAATCTATAAGTTTATCTTTATTGACAATAAGTGATGAGTTAAATGTATCGATACCATATCTTTTGTGATGAGATTTATGTATTTTAATATCGGTGTCGATATCTGATATCAATTCAATAAGACGTTTTCTGTATTTGTTCCAGTTAACAGACCCTGCTCCGAAGTTAGGAATCTTCATCGCTGTCTCTTCTGTATATAGACTTAAATAAGCTTGGCCCAGAGTATTAAATGATGATTCATGCGGTGTTATATCTTTATGATAAGATGTACCAGTTCGGTAAACTTCGGAGAGAGTTTTAAATCGTTTCATTTAGAATATTTATTTCTTCCAACTAACGTATCCGTATATATTTAGACCCATTAAAAATATAGAGAGGCATGCGATTGAATAAGAAGTAATAAGAAGAGCATATACAAACATTGTTGCATTTCCTACAAACCAGAAAGCCCATGAACTAATTTGCTTATTTGCATTTAAATAGTAACCTATCAGCAGTAATATTGTTGCTACCCACCCTAATATTTCTATATTCATAATAATCGCTGACACTCAACTGATGTAAATAAGGATTTTTCCAAAGCATATCTCTTTGTTAACTCAGTACAATCTATGTTAAGTGATTTTCTCGCTTCCTTAACAGTATAGTCTATATACATACTTAAATCAAGCATAGATAAATCTGGACACTTCTTCATTGCAGTTGCGGCTTGTAATCCTATGTCAAAAACTTTGTGCTCATCAGGTCCAAATCTATACCCATCTGGATATAAAAATCTGGTAGCAAATTTGAATATACCTCTATCAATACAATTTACTTGTCTAGTAGTACCCATCGTAAATCCAATAACAAATGCTTCGTCTTTAGGAAGTGCACCGCGACTCAATAGAATATGAATGATGTCATGATTATCAAGAGTTACAGCTCCGGGAAGTATCATATAGTCTGGATGCTCAAAAAACCGAATAATAAACGGAACATCTTCTTGATACAATTTCCATGACTCCATAGTTTTGAGAGCTTCACGGATAACTATCGAATCATCTTTTAGAGATATATGCCATGTCTCAGTGTCCATAGTAAAATTGGTGGAGCAGGCGGGAGTCGAACCCGCGTCCTTAAAGCAACTTCTAATAACTTCTACACGCTTAGTCACCCTTTCGGATTCGGTTGTGTGGGATCTAAGGTGACAAACTCCCACACAACCTAGCGTAATACTTCGGATGGACCCTCGCCAGGGTTACCATACTGCAGGTTGTGTTTGCGCCATATAACCTACAACCGTTAGCTATACGACGTTCGCCTAATTAGGCGAGCGCAAGCTCTCGAGAACCTTTCGTAGCTTCGAATTTCTCCGCTACCTTCTCAAAGAGCCCTAATACCTCATTCTTGGCATTTAGTGTTGTTTCCGCTTTTTAACGAGGCCAACGAAACCCTCGGCGTGCAATCAATAGCGATCAACAATAAGTCGAATCCATTACTGCCCCAATATTATTTAGTATATTATATAAACCTGGCAACGGTGATAAAAAAAAGCGGCCATATGACCGCTTTTAGGCTCCACCCTGTCACCCTGTATGTTATTCTAAAGCTCCTGTGCAGCATTTTTCACAACTACAATCACAGTCAGCGTCTCCACACGATCCATCAGCACAACATGTTACATTTTCACATGAACACTTCGGACACGTAATAAGATCACTCCCGCTATTAAAAAACCAGGAACCACCAATGACTAGCAGAACTACTAATATAACCCAATGTATCTTCTTCATATCATTATTTAATCAAAATGCACGGATCGTTTGGCTCATAATAAAGTAAAAATGGAAAGTTCTTTTGAACATCATCACGTTTCTTTCGCCGCTTTTCTTTGTCCCCGCTACCAAACGAGGCTCCAGCATCTTCTACCGGAAGCTTTGCTAGGGTCTCTTTTGAAGGCATTGGAACTTTTGGATCAAGCGCCCATAACAAATTGTTCCTTTCTGCCCAATCAACCATTCTTCGAATGGGTACGATTAAATTAAATGTCTCACCTGCACCTCTAACAATCATACCTATATAGCGACCGTCCTTCTTAAGATAAACACCACCACCAGATGATCCCGGGAAAGCTGCAACAGTTGTCTGATCAAATACATGCTTATTAAGTTGAGGAATCAATCGACCATGTTGTGAATATATTCCGTCAGTCATTGAATTTGAACCCATTTGACCGAGCAATGAACCTACATGCCATAAATCAGTTCCAAGCTTAGGGAGCTCTTTATCTAAATAAAAGCTGACCGAATCTTTAACAAATCCGACTTTACGAACCTTTAGTAATGCCAAATCATGACCATCTTCAGAATTAGAATACTTAACCACCTCAGCATCAAGCTCTAGCCGACCGACAGCGCGCCCATTTTGCCGAATTACTTTAATAATCTTCGCATCCTTAAACTCGACTACGGTTCTAGGTGCACCATTAATAATAACTCTGCGCTCCGAACGCAAATTGTCAATTACGTGCGCAGCTGTCCAAACAAAATTAACCAAATCTCCATTTTTATCTTTTCGTGTAAATATGACACCTGACCCTTCTCCAGACGACCATTGAGATTCAGAACGAATGGTTACAGAAATATTCTGTAAGTAAGTTGCAGTTGGCTTTTCTTCACCGGCGAATGATATTGTCGCGATGAGTAACGACATGATAGTTGCTTTGATTAACTTCATACCCAACTATTTAGGTTAACAATTGCTATGATCCACAAAAAAAACCGGCTCGTTAAAGCCGGCTCTGTTTTAGACTTAATAGCTATTCAACCAATTCGGCAACTTTGTCAAACTTCTTAGTAGTCTGAAGTAAGCGCAATCCGCGTTGCATCATTTGGTCAGCCGGTCCACCCATTAGGCTAGATACCATCCGGCGCTCAGCTGCTTGCCGACCACCCTTTTCGAGCTTGCCGATGTTGTTGTGGTGATTGACATACTCAGTTAGACCGTTGAGTGCATCCCAACGCGTTGCTCCAAGGTTACCTGCACCATTAGCAAACAGATCAACAATCTTTTCGCGACGGTTAGAAATTCGTGACGTTGCACGAACTTCAATCTCCTTACCATTCTCGTCCTTCTTACGCTCTGGATCAGGAAGAAGAATTGAAGTGAACCCACGACACTCATCAGAAGTCATCTTGACCTTATCAAGCTGATTAGCAATCTTCTCGAAAGACTGCAATCCACGTAAAGCAGCATGAAAGCTATCTTTAGCTTGATTGAGACGATTCTCCCAATTCTTAGTATGAGAGATCCAGTAATCAGACTCATTCGCATTCTGCATAATAGTACGTAACTGGTTATTACAAAAGATCCGTGATGCCATTCCGAAGTATGCATTACGTTTAGTACCATCGTTAGTACCGAGAGCCATGATGCGATTTTCTACCTTGTCATCTGGCCGCGACTTAAGTGAGAAGTTGTTGGACAGCTTTGCGCTAATCCAAGCCTTCTTTCCACCATCAATTAAACCTGCGCCCTCATATTGAGCGCCGAACTCCTGGACCATCTCATGGAACGGACGGAACATCTCGTCCATAGGAATGGAGGTGTAACGTTTCCGCATCACTGCGAAATTCTGAAGCGTATCAGAACGGCGAATAAGAAAATACCCAGGGACTTCATCACCCTCTGGGGTGTGTGCTGGGACCTTCTCGACATCGAAGTCGAAGCCTGCCATTTTCATAACTTCATCGAAGTCAGATGCTTTGCTAATGTCTACGCCGATCCGATCGTCCAGCCTTACTAATTCAGTTTCTCCTGTAAATGTACTCATAATTATTTTTTATTTTCTAACTACATTAATTATAGGTGCAAAACAGAGGAACGGCAACTAAAAAGGAATTCTTTTTTAATCGTCTGCAGCTGCTGGGGTCTGCGCAGGTTCTTGCTGAACCATATCATTCAATACTTGCAAACTCATGCGTGCATGTGCAATGGTATCAACCAATTTAGTCATTTCACCTATAATATCCGAATGATCCCCTACACCGGATGCGTTTTTGAAAAAGCAAATCAAATTTGCTTCACCTCGTTGGAGTTCAGCCTGATAATGGGCTACTAGTGCATTAAGTAATTTTGTTTCCATATATTTTACCTTAAAAATCCTTTTTTAATATCAAATACGGTACGGTTACTACTATCAGTTATAGCAGCAATTTCCTCATAACTTGTTGTACTTCTCATATATGCTTCTTTATGAACTGTCATAGGATCAGCGCCTTCAACTTGTATTACCCGCTTATCCGAACTGTACAGGTCCCGTATTGTAACATCGTAAATATTCATGTGTATAAATATTAACATATACTCCCAATGATTGCAACTTGAAAAAACGTTGTTGAACAATGACTTGTAGAGTATATAATACGTATGGAGGTGTATGCTTGTAATTAATCTAAAACCGAGTGACAGAGCTATAAGATATTGTAAAAAAGACAACATCGAGTTAACTCGAGTACAAGCGGTTCTAAATTTTATTGCTCAATACATTGATAAACGTAAAAAGATTGAAATAGTCAATATGTCTTTAGACATAGATTGTCGAAAAGCGGATAGCGAGTATAATTTTCAGAGTAAACATATTCTTATTGCAGGGATCACCGAAAAACATCGAAGAGGTAGTACCAGAGAAGGTAGACTAAAATATCTTTTCGAACATCTCGTCCATGAATTTAGACATTGTATGCAGGAAGTGATATTTCATCGCGATGCATCAGAAATTACTTATGATTCAACAGACGACGCCGAATATGCAGACAACCCATTAGAAATAGATGCAAATTGGTTCGAGCAAAAATTTGCTAAAAAAGCATATCACCTTTACCGGTCACTACGGAAAGCTAAAGTTAAGAACGCTGACGTGTTTTACGAATAGGCTTCTTCTTAAATTTTATATCAGATCCTGATGCAGTACAGATAATAGTATCCCCGGATTTATATTTGTCAGTTAATATTATATCTGCAAATTTAGTTTCAAACAATCGCTGCATTGTACGGTTCAGTTCTCGTACTCCATATTTTTCACTATAACCTTCTTCTAAAAATAATTTTTTCGCAGCGCTATCCAATGTCACCGTTATATTATAGTGTTCTTTTATCCGACCTACATACTCACGAAAATTTATATCTATAATCATCTTAATATCATCTTCTGTCAATTGGTTAAACACAACAATTTCATCAATTCGATTTATAAACTCAGGCTTGAATTCGTTTCTAACAGCTTCTAAGGCCTTTTCATGGCCTAACTCTTTTTTCTCTTTATCAGTTGGTGTTACGAACCCTAGAGGTGTTGGTGATTCAACTTGTTGGGATCCAGTATTGGTAGTCATAACAACAACAGTATTTTTAAAGTTTATAACTCTTCCCTGACCATCTGTAACTTTACCTTCATCGAGAATTTGTAACAAAATATGTAGTACTTCTGGATGTGCCTTTTCAATTTCATCAAATAGTACTACTGAATATGGAGACCGACGAATACGTTCTGTCAACCCTCCTCCTTTATTATAGCCAATATAACCTGGAGGGGAGCCTACCAGTTTTGAAATTGCATGGCCTTCCATCAGTTCAGACATATCAATCTGTATAAGCTTTTCTTTACTGTCAAACAATTGACTAGCTAGCATTTTAGCCAAATATGTTTTACCTACACCTGTTACTCCTAAAAACAGAAATGAACCTATAGGTCTATCGGGGTTTTGAATGTTAACAGCTGAGCGCTTAAGTGAATTACTAATACATTTTACAGCACCGGATTGACCAATAACTGACTCACTTAAAACATCGTACAACTTTAATATCTTCTTCTTATAACTAGTTTGTGTTGTTGCTATCGGTATTTTAGTTATCGATGAAATTATATGCTCTATATCTTTTTCAGTAATTGTAGTAGACTTTTTTTTAGATTCAGTACACGTACTGGCTAATTGATCCCTTTCCCCTATACATTCCTTTTCTTTATCGCGATACTTGCAAGCTTCTTCAAATTGCTGACCTTTGATAAGACTCTCTTTTTTTGACTTATGTTCTCTAATTTTATCTTTCAGGTGTCGGATCTTTTGGACAACTTCATCTACTTGATGAGTTGCAGCGCCAGCTTCATCAATTAAATCGATTGCTTTATCAGGTAAATTTCTATCTGTCAAATAACGAACTGATAAATCAACAGCTGCTGTTAGACATTCAGGTGTATATTTACAGTGATGGTATTTTTCATAGCTATGCTTAATACCTTTCAATATTTGTATTGTATCAAGCACAGTAGGCTCATCAACTGTAATTCGCTGAAACCGGCGTTCTAGTGCACTATCATTTTCAATTGATTCTCTATATTCGTCAGGTGTTGTTGCTCCTATGCATCGCATTTCTCCACGAGCTAGCGCTGGTTTAACAATATTGCTAGCATCCATAGCACCCTCGGCAGATCCGGCTCCAACTATCATATGAATCTCATCTAAAAATACAATTATATTTTTATTCTTCTTAATTTCACCAAGAACTGCTTTAAGTCTCTCTTCAAATTGACCTCTATACTTAGTACCTGCAATCATTGCAGGTAAATCTAAAGATACAATATGCTTAGACGATAATATCTTAGGAACTTCACCATTAACAATTTTCTGAGCCAAACCTTCAACTACAGCTGTTTTACCAACACCTGCTTGACCAACTAATATTGGATTGTTTTTTGTTTTTCTACAAAGTATTTGTATCAATCTCTTAATTTCAGCATCTCGTCCAATTACCGGGTCAAGCTTTTTACGAGATGCTAATCTCGTCAAATCAACGCTATATTTTTGAATATTTTTTAACGTTAGAATCTCATCATCGTCTCGTTCGAATTGCTTGTCTAGAATACTATCTTCTAGATTGCCTCCAACTTCTTTGTTAATGATACGTTTTACTGATTTAAAATTAACACCTAAACTTACTAGTATATTGTTTGCAATCCCATCAGGCTCATACAACAATCCTAAAAATATATGCTCAACGTCAATACTAACCCTGTCTAACTTTTTCGAACACTGATTAGCTAATTCAATAACCTTCTCAACACGAGGAGTAAATGAAATTTCATCAATAGATATTGGATCATCCCCTTCTTGAGATATATTGTCATACACAATCATCCTAAGCTGTTCTATGTCAATATTAAGATCTTCCAAAATATCAGTAATAACACTATCACCAATATTAAGTAGCCCTAATAACAAGTGTTCAGTACCTGCATATCTATTTTTGAGCAGTTGAGCCTCTTTTTTAGCTATTGACAAAGACTGTTTTGCTTTTGGAGTGAGCTTGTATGTGTTCACGTATATATTTAATCAGTATAACATACGTGGGCAAGATAAGCAACTATTATCATTTATACGGCAAATTGTCCGGCCAGTCATCTAACGGGTCGTGAATGTATCTGGTATTGTCATCAGACACTTCTGGTACAAGTATAAACTCTGGGGTAATTGTATTACCATTGATATCTGTCATGGTAAAGCCGGCACCAGCTGGTTCACATACCGTAATACTCTCACTACTACTGTCAACCATACCGCTCCATTGACTGACAATCTCGTTGCCAACTACAAATACAAATAACTGCTGCTCTCTGATTATATATGCACCAGCAGTACCAGCTGTATAACGCTCGTGTATAATAGATTGAAGTCCACCGACACTACTATACTCCTCTGTTCTTAGATGTATACCTACCGCTACGTCCGGAGTAATTAATGTAGATATTGAAGATTGTAGAATAACATCAAGATCTTCGTACGGTACAATTATATTACCGATAAATCTTGGATTTTGAGCCTCAATAGTTAACATAACATTATTTTTACCATCGGGAGTTGTATACAGCTGGGTATCAATAATTTTTAGACTCTTGTAGTCTGTAACATGCGATTTACCTACATTAACGTTGAGCGTGTAAATATCATGCTCTAAATTTGTTTTGTAACCTGATATTTTAACACTATACGTCGTTACGTAATCGTTAGTTGGATTAAACGTGTGCGATATTGACTTAGATGACAGTGACCAAATATCAGTAAGATGTTGGATAATTTGTTGATCAGATCCATCACCAAAATCAACAATAAACTTTGTGTAGTGATATGAAGTAT